AGTTCCCGCCAGATGCAATTCAAAAACTCATAGACCGAGACCTCGATATAGTGGGCGGTCTCTATCCCCGAAGACAATACCCATACAGACCCACCATAAACAAAGTGGATGGAGAACGTCTGATCGTTCCAAGTAGCTATCCAATGGATCGCTTGTTTGAGGTGGACGCAGTCGGCACGGGATTCATGCTGGTGAAAACAAAAGTATTTGAAAAACTGGGAGAGCCGCCATACTTTAAGATCCAAAACTTCCACGGTAAACAGATCCGAGATGACGTGTACTTTTGTATAAGTGCGAAACGAAAAGGATTCAAGGTCTGGGTAGATCCGACATTCACCGTGGGGCATGTAGGGAATTATGTTTATACAATGGCAGATCATGAAAACGTACAAACAGATCTCCGACTGGGAGACGCAGAGGATGTATGGGGGGGAGAATTATGACAGAGCCATTTGATCAGGTGTCTCAAGTTCAAAGAGCAAACGGAATCCTCGCTGACCTCGTGGAGTACACAGGAATGCCGCGAGACCTCGTGAAAGAGCGAGCAAAGCACGCAAACGTGGAATTGGCATGGGAGTGGCACAAGAAAAAAGAATCGCCTCCAATTGAATACTACAGATCAACAGACCTCTATATTTTTGACCTCACAGCATATCAAAGTTTGCTGGTACTGGACGTCAACATGATGGTCGAAGAACTGAAAGTCCGGAACATTAAAAAGGTGCTTGACCTCGGAGGCGGCATAGGAGAGTACACGATCAGAGCAATTCAAGAAGCTGGGTGCGACGTGACATTTCTTGAATTAAAAGATAGCCAAACGAAAAAATATGCTGAGTGGCGCTTTACAAAACACAAAGTAAAACCTACAATAGTAACCGAGGAGTACGCATGGCAAAATGAGTCGTGGGATTGTGTGATAGCAATGGACGTTATCGAGCACATGGTAGAATCCGAAGCAAAAAGAACACTAGAGGCACTTCGAGCACAAGCAAAGTATGTATTTGCAAACCCAGATTTAATCAAGTTCAACGATCTCACTCCTCAACATATAACTGAATTTGCCATGGATGGTTTTGATAGATCAGGAACAATGATCTGGAAAAACAAAAATCTATGATCACACTAACCAATGGCTTGTCAGACCTCAGTAAAGAACTCGGAGAAACAGTATCGAACGTAACAACAAGAAGAATAGGACACTACAATGACGCTGTCATTGAATTCTCCAATGAGAAAAAATGGGAGTTTTTGATAAAAGAAGATACCTCACTCTCCACCGTAGTAGGAACTCAAGGGTACGCAATGCCAGCAACCGTCCTCGCAGATTGGCGAGCCCCGGGCGGAATTAAAGAAATAACCCTTGGAGATAGTACCATTCCAATTATTCCAATAGACTGGGAACTTCGGGGAGATCCGAGATACGATGACAAGCATTGTTTTTACCTAAACCCAGAACAAACAATGATTTACTTCAAAGAGCCCATCAGCGTAGTATCCGTGGTGCACATCCACTACTACTACGTACCGGCTCGTGTTGAATCAACCGAAAGCGCCGTCACATTTCCAATTCCCGATCGCTACAGAAAAACCGTTGCCATGCTCGCAGCAGCGTACGTTCAATGGTCAAGGTACTTGGAGCAACAAGGAAACAGACTGTACAATTTGTATGCGAAATCCATAGGAAAAATATCAAATCAGCAATCGGAAAGAAACAAAAACAACCCAAGACGATTCCAGCATTACTTACAGCACATAGGATTTAGGCGTCAGTACCCTTAATATGAATTATGATAGAGACGAATCCTTTGCCAGTTGGAGGGAATCTTCCAAAAAAAGATTGGAAATTTGAGGGCTTTAATTTAGGAGTCAATACTTTTGCGCTTGCAACAGAACTTCGCGGATCAGAACTCGCAGAGATGACCAACATGGAACTGTACGGTAAAAAATCCCTGAGACCACGAAGAGGCGGGGAACTTCTCGGCGGTACACTCTCAGATACCGCAACAGACGGAGTGAATGGTCTATTTCAATACAAAGAGGGAGTAACAAACGAAATACTTGGGCTCTCCAATGGCGTGCTCAAAAAATATAACACAAGCACTCTCGCATGGGAAAGCGTGTCTGGTGGATCATTTACTGCAGGGCTTCGTACCCGCGGTACAAAAATGAAATCCAATCTATATCTTGGAAATGGAGTAGACAAGTTTTCACGTTACAACGGAGCATCAGTCGCTTCATTTAGTGCAATAGCAGCACCAGAAAATCTCGCAGTAGTACCACAGGGAACAACGGGAACAACCGCCTACGAATACACCGTGACAACTGTCACCGACAAAGGGCAATCGCTTCCATGCACAAACGTGTCCATAGCAACAGGAATAGAAACCCTCAACACAACAAATAAAAATAGAATCACATTCACGAGACGTACAGATACGCAGGTGATTGGATACAACATATACGGTAGAAAAACGACAGGGAATGGTGTCACGCTCATGATTTACATAGACCAGCCAGCATCAGGGGCAACTGTGACATGGGATGATGACGGAACAGTCACTCCACAAATTTGGCTTCCGCCAGATGGCGATTCAACAGATGGAGAAAAACTGGCGCTCTGGGAACAGCTGAGAGGATCGCTTGTAGGAGCAGGAAACCCAGATCAGCCGCATCGTATGTTTTTTACAGGTACAGGAGACAAATACGAATCATTCAGCCCCGCACACAACGGTGGATGGGCTGATGTGAGACCCGGAGACAACGACCTTGGAATTAACGGTATAGCGCCATTTGAAAGTAAAATCATTTTACTGAAAGAGCAATCGATCCATCAATTTTACTTCAGTGCAACGACAGGAGATGCAATCATTCAAGAGCTCATTACCTACACAGGATGCGGAGCACCCGGATCGGTGGTAGTCATGGAAAACGATGTGGCATTTCTCGACTCAGAACGAAAACTCCGTATACTGGGATACGAGCCAAACTTCACCTCAGCGATCCGCACAACCTCACTCTCAGAGGGGAGAGTGCAAAGCCTTTTCAATCAAATAGATCCGTCACATATAAAAAACTGTGAAGCTGTCTATTTTAAGGGGCGTTATCTTTTGGCAATGACAAGCCTTGGGGAAACAGCAAATAACACGGTACTCGCCTACGATAGACGGTATCTTGCGTTCCTTGGAAAATGGACGGGATCAAACGCACACGTTGGCTGCTGGCTGATGTGGGATGGAAAAGATGGACAACGGAGATTGTTTGCAGGAGCATCAGACTCACCGAACGTGTACGAATTTGACGTAGAGGGAACGCTGACAGATTTTGACGGAGCAGCAGTGAGCTGTACCGTGAGAACACGCAGCGAGGATCACGATAACTCTGGGCAATCAAAACTTTTCAAATGGGGAGATTTCAGGCTGTACAGAATACAGGGAACGCTATCAATAAGCACCATACTCAACGGATCAACCGTCCTTGATACAAAATCATTTTCTTCAAGCTCTCGAACAGGGTGGGGCATTATACGATGGGGTACAGACATGTGGGGAGTGTCCACAGGAACGCCAGCATCATCGTCTGATCTAGACAAAACCTACAGAAAAGAAATATACGAGATAGCAAACGCCCTACAATTTGAGATAAGCAAATCAGGAGCACAGGACGATTTCATTCTCGTATCAATGCGAGGAGAATCAAATTTGCTTCCGACAGAGGTATTTGATAGCCAAAATGTGATTTAGTCTTGTAAAAAGACAAGAAATAAACTACGATAAAAATATGGATTCAAGACTGTTCAAACAAACAAATGACGAATCAGGCACGATCGGAGCAACAATATCCGCTGCCGAAGTGACAACCCTCACCCTTTCTCCAGTCCCAGCAAAAGCCCCGGGTGTTATTTGTTTGAGACCGGGTACAGCCTACGAGGAATACATTTTTTACAGAAAACGAGATGCAGGAGCAGGAACAGTAACAGGATTGATCCGTGACTATACAAACCTCAACAGCGGAGTAGGACGCGAACACTTGAATGGTGCAGCATGGGAAACAATGCAAATGATTGAGCCTATTAACAACATAATCGATGCACTCCAAGAGGGATGGATGATGGAATCGCAAACTTTTACAAAAGTAGACAGCGACACATTCACCATAGAGGGAAATCAAACAGCATTTTACACAGCGGGAAGATTTGTCAGATACAATCAGCTAAACACAGCAATAGGGAAAGTAACATCCAGCTCATACAATGCAGGCACAGGGCTCACAACAGTAGAGGTAACCGGAGCAACTGTTCCAATACTTACCTCGCTTGAAATGGCAGGATTTCAATCAAAAGGATTTACTGGAACGACATTACTCTTGGTGGGAGAAGATGCGGAAGATAGCGATGCATACGCGATAACCGTGCTTCCAAACTTCGGTGCATATTTTACCGGTATGGCGGTGCTTTTCAAAGCACATACCGCAAACACAGGAGCAGCGACACTCAATGTGAACGCTCTCGGAGCAAAAGATATCAAAAAATCAGGAAGCACCGCCATGGCAACGGGAGATATAAACACTGATCAATGGGTGCTCGTCGTCTATGATGGTGTAAACTTCCAATTCGTCTCAGCGCTTCCGATTCCATCCACTGTAACAACATGGGACGTTCTTGCCGATGGTGCAACCGTGACTATTGACTGGAGTACATCACTAAAAAAGATTCTAAAAGCAATAGGCGGAAACAGAACCATAGCCCACAGCAATGTTGTAGCTGGTCAATTCTTAACATTTTTCTGTAGACAAGACGGTACAGGAAGCAGGGTGCCGGTGTGGGGAGAAACTGGAAATGAAGTGTTCGCGCCTGCAGTAGTGGATACAGCAAACGACAAAATAACCGTGACAGAGGACGTGCCAACAGGAACGCCGATCAAGTTTACGACAGCAACCACACTACCCGCAGGACTTACTGCAGGAACGCAATACTACGCAATTAACGTAGATACAACACACATAAGCGTTGCAACATCCGTAGCCAACGCTCAGGCTGGCACAAAGGTGGATATAACCGATCAGGGGACAGGAAATCATACGGTTCACTATTATATTAAGTGGGACACTGGAGCCGCACCAACAATGTCAACTGGCAAGTTTTTACTGGACAAAATTGTTTTCGAATCCTATTCAACAAAAATAATCGGTGGAAGCGTTGCTGGACAAGGAGAAATATAGATATGATGCCCTATTTTGAAAAACATCACAAAGAATTATTGGACTTCGCAAATACAGAGGCGGGTCGGTATCTCTTGGGAATAAAAGACAAGGACAGAATCGTCAAACTCACTCCAAACTCATATCACCAAGTGCGTGATGTTCAGAAAGATAAAGCAGTTATTGAGGGACGATTTACAATAGCACCAACTGTTGGAAATTTGTTACTCCCTATTATCACGAAACTTGAAATCGCAAATGATTATAAACATATAGACGAAGAGATGCGATACAAAGCATTCCTACACTACGCGGGACTGGAAAGAAGCAAATTATTCCCACAGGTTCACTTGGCAACAGCAACATATGACAATGCTTTTACCACCATCGGATGCCGTTCAACTGGAGCACTTGCAACGATTCGTGCAGCAACAAACGCAGTGTTGGTGATGAATTATGTCAACTCTGACGGGAACTGCGGATTCCATTGCTCTTTTGATTCTTCAACGTATATAATCAATCGCTGGTATTTTAACTACGACACAAGTGCAATTCCAGATTCAGCAACCATAGCCTCGGCATTTCTTCGTATCCCGGGAAGTGCAACCTCCATCAGATACGACAACGGATACACCATAGGTGTGTATGAGAATACAACAGGATCCAACACAACGCTTGACGTGAGCGACTGGAAAAAATGGAACACAACACTTTTCGGTTCATTGGCATTATCAAGCTATAGCGGAGCAGCAAACAATGATATCGCTCTAAACGCAGCAGGGCTGGCGATTGTTTCAAAAAGTTCTTACACAAAATTATTCGGAAATCTTGTTGAAGATGTGGCAAACGCCACCCCGACTGGATTCAACAATGCGACGTTCAATTTAACTGGTCAATTGCTTTCTGTAACCTACACAGTGGGTGGAGCAGCCCTCTTGATGATGTTCTCACAATAAACGCATATGAAAAAATTAAAAGTAGAAACAGTATTTAATCAGAATGACTCCGAATGGAAAAATGTATTCCTAGGATTCAACACGGTGCTTCCCTATACGATCGGTGGATTCGGATGCAAACTGTGTACCATAGCAACCTACCTCAAGGCGATCGGAAAAGATGTTACACCACTCTCACTCAATCAAACATTCAGAGACAAAAAATTATTCACTGATGAAAATGGAAAAGTAGGAAACGGACTACTTGCAGATGAAGTAGTGCCGACCGTTTATCCAGACATTACGATCCACTACAAATCACAAAAGTATGAAGCAGCAATGCCAGATTCTGTTATTGCAAAGATCCGATCCCTCATAGATTCAGGATATTTAGTATTTGCAGAAGTAGATTTTTATCCGTCAACCGTAATGGAAGACATGCACTTCATTCAAATATACGGATACGGCGACAATGGCGAATTTTATATTTTAGACCCATGGACAGGCAAAAAGCTGGAACTATCAACCTACGGTGAGCCTGCCCGTGTCCTCTATAGAATATGGTGCTACGACAAGACAATTCCAGAAGAAACACTCGTTGATAAAGTGATTACGATATTGCAGAGCCTGTACGGATGGCTGGTGAGCAGAGCGACTGTAGCAAAAGAAGTAGCACAATTTCTAGGTATAAGCGACCCAGACAATGCCCCAACCGAAGCATACACAAAGTCGATAGCAGGTATCAAAAGTGCGACTACAGCCTGCCAAACGCAACTTGGCACAGCACAATCAGATCTCGCAACTGCGCTCCAAGAAGTAAAAAATAGAAAAGAACAGGTAGAACGGATCCAGCAGACAGCAGATGCGAGTGCCAAACTCCTGCAGGCACAGATTGACGCCTCAAAAGCGGGGTCTTCCGCGTGGTCAACGCTCGAGACGCAGTATAAGGGTAGAATACAGGTACTTGAAACACAGATGGATGAAGCGAGTAAAGCAAAGGGGAAAGCTCTAAACGATCTCGCGGCATGTCAGGCGGGAAAAATAAAAGCAACATTTTGGGATCTCCTGCGATCCATTTTCTCAAAGTAGACTATTGTCAACGGTAAAAAATAGGTGTTAACTAGAATAGTAGGCGTATGAACATTATGAAAACACATCAGAATTTCATCTCACGACCAGAAATCCAATTTTGGATGCCAATACTAGCAACTGTTGTATCCATCACCGTGTGGGGAATGTCCCTAAAGGGTGATATTTCTCTTATAAAAAAAGATCTTGACAATCACATGAAAATTGCAGAATCAACAACGCAAGCAGCAAACACAGCAATTATGGATTTAAGAACAACACAGAACGACGTAACCCGTATAAAAACAATATTAAAAATCCAATAAGGAGGCACTATGGAACTCATACAAACTTTGAATTTTGAAACGATCGGATTTGTCGCCCTCGTCAGCTTCGGACTGGTGGCAATAGTAAATTTCAAATGGAAACTGACATCCATGCAAAACTTTTTGCTCTCTGTCTTGTTTGCATTTCTTTTGGGATTCGTCCCAGCAGATCTCGGCAGCATGATCGCAAACAGAATTAAAGCAGCAATCAGCATTGCACTATCCCTCACCGGAGCATATAAAGCAATGCAAGGAATAATGAAAAAAGTAGGAACAGAATAACACTATGCTTGAAGATTTACGCACGCGACCATACGAAAGCCTTTCTGTTGAGGAAAAAATAATCCTCACCACATCCGTGAAGTTGATCAACCACTTCAAAGGGATGGAGTCCGCGGGTATTATCGACCAAGCACACACAGCAAATTTCATAGGATCAGTAAAGAAACTGGCAGCGGTAGCCTGTGAAGCACTAAAGTCCTCCACGAGCCATCCTGTTGGCTGATATGGCATTTCTGGAGCGAGATGAGGACTGGGATGAGTACACGAAACCAGACACCACTCGCTCATGTGATAAAGGAAGTCACAAAGAAAGAAGCCTTGCCAATCAGCCGAATCATGTTATATTTTGGAATAAGCATCATGGGGATGCAACGGTAGAGCCTCAGCAACCAAAAACTGCAGAGTGCAACCCGAGGTTCGACTCCTCGGCATCTCCACATTGACATACTAAGATCCAGTTGACTGAAAAGAAAAATAGTAGCATAAACGTATATACCAAAAAAATAGGACTTCTCCCAGAAAAGAAAAAGTCCTATTTAAAACTGAAACTATGACAAGCGTAATTTCACCGACCGAAAAAGTCAATCCCCCAAACAAAAAACCCCGCGTGTATGCAATCCCCAAAGCCAATCATCCTTGGCGAACTCCCTATAGATATAAAAATACAAAAATTGAAGAAAATAGCAATAGAACAATATAATTTTATGCAATACAGTCAATATTTAGGAACATCTCATTGGAAAGAAAAACGACAAGAGGTTTTTATTAAACAGGGAAAATGTTGTCGAATTTGTGGATCTGATCAAAATATTAATATTCATCACCGTAGATATAAACATGACGGAAAAAGTATTTTATATAAAGAACTCAATCAAAATCTTTTAGTAATATGTCGAGACTGCCACGGATTGTGGCACAAATTACATGGTTTTCAAAAAATACCATTCCCACATCTTCGATGGATGCTGCAAGCTGGAATACCAAAAATTTTAGTGTTTCAATACCCTCATTTAAATAAAAAACAATTACTCAAAATTGTCGCAGGGAAGCTGGAGGCGACGGAAAAGCGGTGCAATTCCGCACATGATCATCAGGCGGTGATTATGGAAATCAACCAGCAGGGTGTGATGCCTACTCCCCGGCTATAGGAACGGGAGTCTTATATACGGATCGGGCGCATGTCGCCGTTTACTAAATGACCACAGAGGGGGTTAGGGGGGTGATGAATCTTAAAACGGATCGTAAAAGAGTAAAAAATTAAATATGGAACTTGAAAAAATACAACAACTGTTAACAGATTTGCGAAAAAAATGTATAGCAAATCCTGCGAAGATTGCAATATACAAATTGCAAGCACGACCACTTCAGAGCGCGTTGAAGATGTATTACAGAGATCATCCTCAAACGCTTTTGCCACTTGACAAAAAGGGGGAAACCGTTATATCATAATATAATGAAAGCGGTTCAAAAAGCACAAGAGAGGGGGTGAGAACAGATATGAACAAAAAGCAAATCATAACAACTGCATTACAGATGACTAGCGGAGCACTTCTTTTGGCAGTATGCGCGATCATCGTATGGAGCATCACAAATTTTGATGTCCTGATGAAAGCATACAAATACCCAGAAGTAATCCGAGCAATGCAGATCACGGTGACAGTCACCAAGTAAAAAAACATTTAAAGCACGAAAGGAAGTGAAAACATGAAACCAGAAGAAAAAGTAGAAGAAGCAGTCAAATCAAAAACAGTCGAAACCATAACGAGCCAAATGCAAGAGCTCGTAGCAGTAAAAGAGGGATTCAAAGCAGCACAGCTAGAATTCGTCAGGAATTTGGTCAACAAAGACCTCACAGACAACGAGCTGTATATGTTCTTGGTTTTTTCAAACAAACTAGGATTGAATCCATTCACGCGGGAGATCATCGCAGTAGTATATAAAAAGGATGATCCACAAAATCGCCGAGTGAACTATATCGTGACCCGTGATGGGAAGCGCCGGAAAGCAGCAGACGTAGGTGGAGCAGAAAGCATCACGACCGAAGCGATATACACAAAACAGGTGGCAAATCCAAATGACGCAACAGACAAGGTAACCATTCGGGTGAAGCCTTGGGAGGGTGGAACGCTTTGGGGAGCTGTCTGCACGATCGTACGGAACGGAAAGACCTATACAGCAGCCGTCCCACTCGCAGAGTACACAACAGGAGAATACATTTGGAAACAGAAGCCATCCACAATGATCAAAAAGGTCGCAGAGAGCCAAGCGCTCAGCGAAGCATTTCCAGAACTTTTGGGAGTGTACGATGAATCCGAAATGAACGCGGCAAGTCTGCCAAGCGCAGCCAACGTGCCTACGTTAGAAAACGGATCAGACGTTTTGAAAGAGGGAGATCCAATGCTGGAAACCCTCAAAGTCCTCGGCGCTG